CTTGCGCAAGGTCAAAAGGGGGGTTTAATAAAAAATTTTATAAAGTAAAATAACATGGCACAAAAGAGCATAAAAACAAAACTACTCCAGGGCACCTTGGAGAAATCAAGAGTTAAGACATTCACTCCCGGTGAAATCGGTGAGCCTATGTTTAACCTTGACGCAGGTGAGCAAAGAATCTACAACAGAATCCGTGAACACTTGCACCTTCACAAGGCTGGAAAACAAGTTGATGAGATTTACCTTTCAATAGCAGCGCGTGCCATTGGCCATTTACTGCACAATGCGGAGATATTAAGCAAAGATGGTGCAGTTATGGTGCATCCTAACGGTGCAAGGCAGGTAAGTGCAGAATGGACAGCATTTAAGCAAGGATTTGAACTTTTCCTTGAATTATCTAAGACTTTAGGTCTTGATCCAAAGTCAAGGTTAACTTTAGAGTATTTCCAGGATGGAAGTGGTGATGAGGAGGATGAAATTGCTAAACTTCTTAAAATGAACTAATTATGGAACAAGTTAAAGAAATTGCCATCTCCATCCTTGCCTCTGCCGTTGCTCTGGCACTTATCTCTGTGCCGGTGTACATCATGTGGAATTGGCTTATCCCTAATATTTTTAATCTGCCATACATTGACTATGTTGAGGCATATGGATTAATGGCTTTTGCAGTTTTGCTAAATAGTATTTTTGGATTGACTGTAAAAAGTAAAAAAGATAAATGAAATTTATTGAGGATGTTGTTTCGGGGAAGTTATTGTTAGGCAATTACGCAAGGTTGGCAGTTGAACGGCATCTGAATGATTTAAAAAATAAAGACTGGGAATATACTTACTCCGAGGCATACGCTACCAGAGCATTTAATTTTATCTCTGCCCTCCGACATACCAAAGGTGAATTTGCTGGGCAAAGGTTTAACATCCAACCTTTCCAGGAGTTTTTCATAAAGGTACTGTTTGGGTGGCAGAGAAAAGATGGAGGCAGACGATTCCGCAAGGCATACCTTGAAATAGCAAGGAAGAATGGTAAAACGGAGTTAGCTGCTGCCATTGCTGTGTATTGTTTCCTATGTGACAATGAAACGGGAGCGGAGGTTTACACAGCTGCGACTACCAGAGATCAGGCAAGGATAGCATTTGATACTGCAAAGGTGATGCTTAAATCATTAAAGGCAGATTCACGCACATTTAACAAGTTAGTTAATGTTTTAAAGTATAATTGCAATGTACCATCTACTAATAGTAAATTTGAGGCAGTTGCATCGGAGGCAGATACACTGGATGGCTTGAATCCACACTATGCTGGTATTGACGAATATCATTCGCATAAAACAAGTGACGTTTTAGAGGTAATGGAGACTGGTATGGGTTCACGTTCACAGCCTTTACTTCTTATTACTACTACGGCAGGCTTTAACCGTGAATCACCTTGCTATATGTTTCGCAAGGTTATGGTTGATATATTAGAAAATAGGAAAGTAGATAATAGCGTTTTTTCTCTGCTCTTTTGCCTGGATGAAGGTGATGATTGGCAGGATAAAAAGAATTGGACAAAATCTAATCCTAACCTTGGTGTTACTCCGTACATTAGTTACATGGATGACCAATTTCAAAAGGCATTGAATGAAGGAGCAGCTAAGCAGATACAATTTATGACAAAGAATCTAAATGTATGGACAACTACCTCCAGTGTTTGGATATCTAATAGTTATATTGAACAAACAAGGTTAAAAGTAGATGATGAAATTCTTTATAATAAAAAATGCTTTGCAGGCCTTGACCTTGCTTCCACTCGTGACATTGCGGCTTTAGTGCTTTGTTTTCCTGTGCAAGCTGGACTTGATAAACCACATATAAAGTCGTATTTCTTTTGCCCAGAGGATAACGTAAGGGAAAGATCCTTATCCGATGGTGTTCCTTATGTCCAATGGGCGCAAGATGGTAACATTATCATGACAGATGGCAATGTAACCGACTACGACTTTATAAAAGCTAAAGTAATTGAGTTAACCTCAAAGTATAAAATAGAATGTATAGCGTTTGATAGGTGGAATGCTTCACAGTTAGTTATACAGCTCACAAATGATGGAGCTAACATGAAACCATTTGGACAAGGTTTTATTTCAATGTCTGCACCAACAAAAGAGATAGAGAAGATGTTTTTATCGAATGAGATTACGCACGATGGAAATCCAGTAATGGAATGGATGATGACAAATGTAATGCTTAGATTTGATCCTGCTGGAAACATAAAGATAGATAAAGCTAAGTCAACGGAAAAGGTAGATGGGCCGGTAGCCATGGTTATGGCTTATGCTCAAATTATGGTAGAAGATAGACCAACCATCTACACATCTGGAGAAAGGGAACAAGGATTATTAATGTTATAATGTACCTAATTGAAAAGCTAAAAATGTCAATTATGGAGATTTTAATGAAGAAACATGAGTACGCACAACAAGTCAGGCAGATTAATTGCACAAGCGGTTATTTCCACAGATTCTACGAACTGGTGGGCGATTGTCCCAGGCATGAAGACGCTTGGAGAAAGTTAGAGGAAGAAAGGGAGGAGTTAGGACTAAATGAAAAGTATAGTACCTATAACTCTTTCAGAAAGGCAAAGAAAACATACATGGACATTAGGTTCATTTAGCTTGTTACTAAAAGTTGTTGATTTCATACTGATTTTGTTTATTTTTACCGCATGGCAATACTCGACACCATGCGGTCTTTTTTTTCGTCGAAGCGAGGCTCGATAGAAAATCCATCTACACCTATAAACGGTGACACTTTAGGTGCATTGTTCCAGCGTGGAAGTGCAGCAGGTGTAGCAGTAGATGAATACGCAATTATAGGACTTCCTGCTTTTTACAGAGCAACACAAATACTTGGAGGTGTTGTTGCTTCTATTCCTTTTGATATTATTGAGAAACAAGATAATGGAGGAATAAGAATTGCAAAGGATCATCCGAACTACAAAGTAATATCAAGAGAGCCATCTGACTTATATACATCTCATACGTTTTATAAGACAATGGTGCTTCACTATTTAGCGCATGGTGCATTTTACGCAGCGATTAATAGAAATAGCATTACTACAAGAATAAACAGTCTTACTATTCTTAATCCAACTAAAATGGAGATAGGATACAACAGTAGGAATGAACTTGTATTCAAGAATAAAGAAAACAACAAGACATATAAAGGTGAGAATATCATCTATATACCTAATCTTGCATGGGATGGAGTTAAAGCGTTGTTAGTGCCAGACGTTCACCGTGACAATTTTGGGTTAGCTTTAGCCAACAGAAATTACGGTGCTAACTTTTACAAAAATGGTGCGCATCTTAACGGTGTGCTTAAGCATCCAGGAAGATTAACTAATGAAGCATACGATAGATTAAAAGGTAGTTTTAACCGTGCTTTTGGTGGAAGTCAAAACGCTGGAGGTACAGCTATCTTGGAGGAGGGAATGGATTTTCAGAAAGTAGGTTTAAATCCCTCTGATGCAGCATTTAATGAAACAAAGAAAGCTACCATTTCCGACATTGCAAGGATAACAGGTGTACCTGGTGTTTTATTGGAAGATATGGACAAAGCTACATTTGGCAATATGGAGCAGTTAAGCCAAATGTTTGTGAACTATACAATTATGCCATTGTGCGAAACCATAGAGGCAGAATTTAATAAGAAGATATTTTTTGAGGCAGAAAAGGAAAAGTTTACTACGCGATTTAATCTTGATGGATTATTGCGTGGTGATATAGCTGCAAGATCATCTTATTACACTACGATGCGTAATGTACTGGCAATGTCTCCAAACGAAATTAGGATTAAGGAGAATATGAATCCTTATGAAGGTGGAGATTCTTATGAGTTACCATTAGCATCTAACATAAAGATAGAGCCATCCTCTGAAGGCATTGCACATGAGCAAGAAGAAGATGTGATTGACATAAATGACGATAGTAACGATACTAACGATTAAAATATATGGAAAAGAGAAGCATAAATTTTGAACTAAGAGCTAAACCGGAAAGTCGCACCATCTTTGGTACTGCCACAGTGTTTAACTCTTCCTATGACATGGGATGGTATGACGAGGAAATGTCTTCAGAGTCATTAAATGAGGCTGATATGAAAGATGTTGTAGCCTTGTTTAATCATGACATGAACATGGTATTGGCAAGGACAAGCAGCGGCACACTAAAGTTAAATGTTACTGGCAATGCTATGGAGTATGAATTTGAGGCACCAAACACTACATTAGGCAATGATCTCTTGGAGATGGTAAAACGTGGTGATGTTTATCAAAGTAGTTTTGCTTTTACCGTAGAGGCAGAGGACTGGCAAGAAAGATCAGGAATGAAACCTAAAAGAGTTATACGCTCTATTAAAAAAGTGTATGATGTTTCACCGGTAACTTATCCAGCTAATCCGGATACAATGGTAGCAAAGAGAAGTTACGATGCTACAAAGCAAATAGATGAAGATTTGCTAAAAGTGATTGATATATCTGTTAAATCAGAAATTAATATACAGAATGAACTACGCAGGAATGCCCTGCACTTATTAAATTTAAAAACAAAATAATGAACTCTAAATTATTAAGAGAAAAGCGGGCTTCCGATTATGCTATAATGGAAGACTTGCAGAAAAGAGCAGCTGGCGAAGGACGTCTAATGAATGCCGATGAATTGGCACAATGGGATGCCGCAGATGCTAACTTTAAAAATTATACAGACCAGATTTCTCGTTTAGAAAGATGGAATGACATTAACACAGAAGAAAGAGGTGTTAATGCAGTTGAGCAGACTATTAATGCAATGCCAAGAGATGCAAGGGAGATTGTAAAATCACCAGAGTATCATACAGCATTCATGAAAGCTCTTGCAAAGCGTGACTTAACAAGCAACGAGCAATCAATGCTTAGAGAGATGCGTGGAACGGCAACTATTACTACTGCTGAAAGTGGTTTAGCCGGTGGTTATGTTATACCTTACCAATTCTCATACGAGTTGGAGAAGACTATGGCTTACTACGGCCCAATGCTTAATGTTTCTCGTATAATCACTACTCCACAGGCAGGTACTTTGTACTGGCCAAAGGTAAATGATACAGCTACTGCTGGCTCATGGCATACAGAAGGAGGAGCGGTGACTGTCCAGGACATGACTTTCACAAGAGAGACTTTCGGAGCTCACGTTTTAAACACACTTGTAAAAGTATCTGTTGAATGGGCAAATGACGAGTTTGGTTTGTTGAACACAGAGTTGCCTATTATGTTAGGTGAGCGTTTAGGCCGTGGCTTAAACACTGCTTTCACAACTGGTGATGGTTCTGGAAAGCCAACTGGATTTAAAGATGTAGCACCTTCCGGTGTTGAATCTGCTTCTACCGGTGCATTTACAGCTGCTAACTTGGTTGAGCTTGTTCACTCTGTTGACATTGCTTACCGTAACTCACCATCTGCTGCATTTATGATGCATGACCAGATTTTAAGCGCAGTTAGAAAGTTGAATTTAGATACTAATAATACTACTTTGTTCCAGCCATCTCTTAGAGAGGGAACACCAGATAGATTGTTAGGATACAACTTCTTTGTAAATAATGATCTTCCATCTGCACAGGCTGCTGATGCAAAGATTATTTACTTTGGAGATTGGTCTAAGTACATCATTCGCCAGGTGGCTAACAATGTGCTTGTGCCATTGCGTGAGAGGTTTATGGATGAGATGGAGCTTGGCTTCCTAATGTATGCGAGATTTGATGGCAAGTTGATTCAGACTGCCGCAATCAAGCACTTGAAGAATCTGTAAATAATAGGGGATAGTAAAGGGATGGTTAGCAATAGCCATCCCTTATTAAAATTATAAACATGGGATGGAAAGTAACTACGCAGCCTGCAACAGAAATCTTTACACTACAAGAAGTAAAAAATTATCTTAAAGTTGATGATTCAACAGAGGATACTCTAATTTCTACCTTGTTACAAAGTGCAAGGCAAGCAGCTGAAAGTTATCTTAACCAGGCTTTAATAACTCAAACTATTACAGAGAAGTTAGATAGGTTCAAAAATGGCACTATTTACTTATCTGTATCTCCAGTTATTGCAGTCAGCAGCCTTCAATACGCAGATGGCGATAATACTACACAAACATTTGCAGCTTCTAATTATGTGGTAGATACTTTTTTGAAACCAGCCAGATTATCTCTTGGTTACGGCAAGACATGGCCTACTTTGTATGGCAATATAAATGATATTACCATTACCTATACAGCAGGATATGGCACAGAGCCATCCGGAGTACCTGCACAAATAAGACAAGCCATTTTATTAATGGTAACAGATGCGTACGATAACAGACAAGATTATGTCAAAAGATTACCTACTGCATCTGAATATTTATTAGACCAATATCGTGTTCAAGTATTATAAATGAAGTACAACAAAAACGAAGTTACTGGAAAGATGAGGGATAGGATTATCCTTCAAAATGTTAACCGGTCACGGAGTTTAACTGGTTTTGCTTCCGAGAGTTGGGCAGATACGGCTACTATTTGGGCATTTGCAGAAAGCAAGTTACCAGGATCAAACGAGACAATTATTGATGGTAAAAACACGGCAAAGAATGTATGTGATTTTACCATTCGTTATATATCATCCATCACAGAGGAATCTCGTGTAGTATGGGGAGATAAGTTATATCAAGTTAAGAATTTAAAGGTTAGTCATGATAGAAGGTTTATCTCCTTCCAGGGCATCTTCTATGATTCATACATCCTTACCGGTGTAAATGTCGCTGCCTCTGTTACGGGCATTGCTACGACATCTGCTAACCTTAAACTAATAATGTCTGTCATTGGTCAGGCAAATGCCATTGCCTCTGCCATTGGTGAAATTACCACAGCACAGCAAGGACTTGTCGAAGTGGCTTCCTCTGTTGTAGCTAATGGCACATCTACGGCAGATATTACAAAGGTTATATTTATTGATAGTAGCATAGCAGCAAGTGCTAATGTTAGCGGAGCAGCTACTATTGTACAAAATATAACATCAAGTGTACAAGCTGCGGCTACAAGTACATCAGATGTTCAACTTATTAAAGTATTAGAATCAAGTGTAACTGGTAATGCTACGGCTACAAGTGCTATTGATGTTATACAACAAGGTCTTGTAACATTTGAGGCAAGTGTTACCGCAACTGGCACAGTTACAGCAGATATACTAAGAATAGCTACTTTAGAAAGTAGTGCTTCTACAACTGCCGACACATCTGCCATTGCCTCATTGACCAAGGTGCTTGATGCAAGTGCAACGGCTACGGCTCAGACCTCTTCCGATGCACAAATTACTATCCCAGTCAACGCAGATGCAACGGCAACGGCAATCACTTTGGCTGATGCTCAACTGTCATACACAGTTAACGCTGCGGCTGATGCTACAGCTCAGACAAGTGCAGATGCCTTTATCACAAGGATAATAAGCGCAGACGCTACGGCAACGGCTAACAGTAGCGCGGAGGCTGGCATTGGTGTGACCTTTGTTGCGGCGGCGGTAGCAACGGCAACAAGTAGCGATGCAACATTGTTTAGGTCGGCAACGATGGAAGCAAGCCAAACGGCTCAGGCAACTGTGACAAATGCAACGTTGACAAGTGAAGCGCCATTATTATTAGATTTATATCCAAGTGCAGCAGCGGCTTACTCGCTTCGTAAACTTAGAGCAGCATACTCTGGAAATGCAATAAAAGTAAGAAGGTCAAGCGATAATATGGAGTTGGATATTGGTTTTACGGGAAATAATTTAAACACAACCGCGTTGACAACTTTTGTCGGTGCTGGAAATGGTTTTGTAACAACTTGGTATGACCAAAGCGGTAACTCAAGAAATGCTACTATGACAACTGCCGCAAATCAACCTCAAATAGTAAGTAGTGGAGTTGTTGTTTTAACAAATACAAAACCAGCTTTAAAATTTATTGATTTAAATGACCATTTACAAATAGCATCAAATTTTGCTACTTTTAATAATACAACTATTTTTAATGTTTGCGACCCATTAAATTATACAGGTATATCTCAAAATGCTCGTTTTTATGATTTATTTGATGGAACAAATCGTATTCAATATTTAAATGATGCTGTTTCATCAAAATTACACGTAAGAAATAATTTATGGCAAACAGGTATTATAGCTACTCAATTTACAAC